CAACGAGCAAGTCTTGCGCCATCTGATCTCGTTTTAAATCATTGTCTGCGGCGGCTTTCTGCGCATCTAATTGCATCTTGGCGGCGTCTGATTGCATCTTAACTTGTGCTTTCATTTGCTCTGCCTGCAAGAACGCAGCATTCGGGTCTTGCCCTTCGCCTTGTTGCGCTTGTGCTTGCTGTTGCTGCTGTAGCATTTGAGCTTCAATTTCTTCAGTAATTGGAGCGAAATAGCGGTCAGCGTTTCTTATGCCAGCAACAGCCAATTGATCCGCTAATGTGTTTCGGATATTAGTCATACTCACTAAACCATTCATTGGGCCATATGTCTGATAAACCATAGTCTGCATTTGCAATGCTTGGCTAAGTGCCATAACTTTTTCTTCCTCACGCCCAGTTCCCAATCCAACATTAATACTAACGTCCATTGAGCTATCCCATACTCTAGGATCAACTGGTACAAACGAGCCATTCATGCGCATCATTTGCTCTTCGTCTACATTCTTGTTTGATAGGCGTAACATTATGCCAAACAAGTCTTTCATGCCATCTGCTAGGTTACGCACCATAACTTCAACTTGCCCAGCCGCAGCTTGCACAGTCGCTTGCACAGCGGCTTTAGTTGTAGATTGCATTGCATCTGGGTCTAACCCCATAGAAGCCCGTGAGACGCCTGTTTTAGTCTCTACAAGGCCATCTAGGTAAGTTAATGCACCTAACGTCTGCCCAGCAGTAAATGGCACTGATAAGTCTTGTACTGCACCAGCTTGGCGCATTCTTACAATTGCACCAATCTCGTTGTTTAGCACGTCATCAATGTTAGCTGCGCCTTCTATGACCGCCAAACGTGGATTGTTTGTCATTGCTACATTGTCTAAAATTGAGCGTAGTATTGATGTGGCTGCATCTTGGTCATCCATAACTATTTCAGCTAGTGATCGTCCGTAGAATGTGTGTGGCTCTGGGTCTATTTCAAACTTAGCAAAAGGTAACTCATCGCATGGCTCAAAGTCTAGCATCTCATATGACGTACCACCGCAGGTAATCTTGTGTAATACGGGTATGCCAGTGCCATCAGCATCTATTCGCATATATGCTTCTGTCACAGTTACATTCTTCATTGCTGGGTCTTGCTCATCTTCATCAGATGTATCTAAGCTGTAGCCACGTCTTTCATGCACTTCAGCTTCAGTCATCTCTGACCCATTATCAAAGCTGTTTAAATCCAATACAACTTCAGGGTCATACCCCATTGCTATTAAATCGCCTGCACGCATTTCCGTTCTGTGAGCCACCAAGTAAGCATCTTTGAGGTTACGTGCATCTCGGTTAATAAAGAACTCTTCAGGTGGCACGCTTTCTATGCATAGTTCGCCTTTTTCTTGCTGGCGGCTAATCTTAATGCTGTGTGAGGGTGTTTCTATTTCCATGCCCATCTCGTCCATTGAGATGCTCATTTCTGTAGTTTGCTCTATTACGCTTACTTCATCATCATCTGTAAGATATGCAAGTTCATCATCGTTAAGGTCTGTAAACGTGTATATCTCTGCTTCTGGATATGTCATCCAGTATGCTTTTACGATACCTTGTTTCTTCACAAGTGCATCTTGGAATGCATCATTAATTACCCGGTAGCCATTTAAACGTGTAAACTCATGGTGCATAAATTCAGTGGCTTGTTCTGCCATTGCCACATCTTCTGCGCCATGTGGAACAAACTCCACTGGTTTTGCTGTACTTAGGAATATACGCATTAGGCTTGGTTTTACAGCACGTACGGTATCACGTACTTTTGTTGCTACAACTTTGCTTCTGCCATCTTCATAACCAAGGTCAACTTCACCATCATAGTATCGCTGCGCTTTAATTCTGTCTTGGCTTATTTCGCTTTCAACAAAATCCACTGCACTTGCAATAGCATCCTGTACTATGCCTTCGACTTCTCTACGTGACTTTGGTTTTAATTCCATTTTTGCTGTCCTTTATTCACTTGTAATTACAGGTGTAGCACTCATCAAGCCAACTTGCGTTAACATTTCTGATAATTTTTGTATTTTTGTTTTATCTTGTAATTTAGAAGCTTCTTTTAAAAGCTGTGAAACAACTTTGTCTCTTTCAGAGCCTTGTAAAGTAAGTATTTCAGCTATTTCACGTCTAATGTTTCCAGTTCCATATAAAATTTCATCCATTATCTTATTAACTGGAGCAGAAACAGCAGACCCAATTCTTTGTGAAACGCTTGGCGAAGCAAAGCTATTTGGGTCACGTAAATCACGTAAAGCCGCCGAAGCTTCATTTCTAAACCCAGTTTGCGATCCAGCCAATACATCTGAAGTTGTTTTAGAAAATTCTTTTTCAGCAAGTAATCGCTGTGTAATAGAAGCAGCATCATCCTCACCAACGAGAAGTTTTAATTTTTCAGCATTCCAAGTTTTAGAAAATTCACCCCAAGCTGCTGAAGCATCATTCCGAGATGTTCCCATTAAAGCCCCAATGTAATCTCTTGCGCCTTTTTGAAATGCAGCTTTTTCCATAGGATTCATATTATTCAATTTATCCTGTAAGGCTCGTGGAGATAATGCTGACATCTTGCCGCCAGTAAATACCTTTTCACCATCTTCAACTGCTCGTTGTATTTGTGAGGCTTCAGAATATCCAGAGCGTGCTTCTTTATAAGTGGGTAATTCGTCTAATTTGTCATCAATCTTATGTAAGAAAGGTTTTAAATTTACTGCCACACTTCCACGTTCTTTAAAAATAACATCACTTAAAGCTGATCTGACATTGTGCAATTTTTCTGCACTTACATTGCCTTCTTTACCCAAATCTTTAAGAACAGAATTCATCTGGCTTCTTACAGACCTAGAAGCATCTTTGCCATATAATACTAATGCGCTCCTTAAAGTATTAACATCAAAAGTTTTGTTACTTTGTGTAGCAGCTTCATACATTGGGCCAAGCACACCTGACTTCAATTGTTGCTGCGTTAAAGTTTCCTCATAACCAACATTAGGTTTATCAATTTTTTGTGTCATAACATCTTCAATGCGCTCGCCAGACGTAGCTGCTCTTTCAGAAATTTTCTTTGCAAGAACTTCTTGACCCTCGCCCGGTATCGTAGCTAAACCTTTAGCTAAAGTATTTGGCCGGCCTGCTACATCAGCAAGCATCGCTTCTGGCCCAAGACTAGCTAAATATTCTTCAATGTCTTTGCCTGTATATTGAGGGCCAGATAATTGACGTGCAACTCTTGTAGACGCTCCGCCGCCAAATTTATCTACACCTTTTCTTTTTATATTTTGAGCGCCCCTTGATATTGCTCCTGTTACTTGGCCTGCCACTGGTGAAATTGCGCCTATAGCTCCGCCAGCAACAGTTGATAAAGGATCAACATTTGCAACTCTTTGTGAAAACCCACCTTCGCCTTCGCCAAATTGTGGTAAGGCAGTCGCCCCAGCGCCAACTCCAGATGATAGACCTATCTGACCAAGAATGGGTAATTTAGACCCAACTTTAAATGCTAAACTACTAGGCATCACCATGCTTGAAACAGACCCAGCGGTTTTTCCTTTTGCATATTCTTCTGGGGCTAAAACCTGTAACGCCTCATCATACTGACGTTGTAAATCTCTATACTTTTGATATGCTTTTTTCGCCCCTGCGCTATCTCCTGACTTTAACAGCTCGTTAGCATAATTATAAGCACCTCTAATTTCGTCATTAAAATTCATTGTGCCGCCAGCTAACATTCCTCCATAACTAGCTTTTGTCTCTAGGGAAGCTTGTTCTGCTGTTTTTTGATTTTTACGCGCACGATCTAATGCAGATTGTTCGTTGGCGGTAATTGTGCCATTGGCCTCTAACTTTTCCAATACACGAATTGCTTCAAGTATCCTAGAGGCTTTTTCTGATGTTACTATTTCATTCATAACTAACCTCTTATTCTATTGTTTTTAAAGCATCTTCACGCGACATGCTTGAATCACTACCTATTGGAGCTTGAAAGCTTGCAAATGGGTCTGGTCTATTATTTAACTGATTAAATGCTTCAACTTTTGAAATTTCACCAGACCTAAATTTTTGCACAATAGCAGAACCCATAGCATCATATTGAGCAATTCCACGCATTGTTTCTAGGATAAGCTTGTTACCGCCGGGCTGGGCGACAATTCTAGGTAAAGATTGCTTAAATAAATCTAAATCAGCATCAGACATTGGGCCAGAGCCAGCAGGTCTTTGCTCTGGCACTAATGAATTTATAAGAGCTTGTGCTGCCTGTATATCGCTTAAACCATCAGTCGCTATGCCAAAATTTCCAGCAATTTGTTTTAAATTTGCGGTCATACCTGTTTCAACATTACTCAAAAGATTTTCAAGTCGGTCTATTCGAGCAAGACTTCTCGTTGCTGTTGAACCAGCTTCACTAATTCCTGATAATGTCTTTGCATCAAGTTTTGCAAATTCGTCTAAGCCTTTATCTGACCCAACTGATACACTGACTCCGCCGCCGCCAACTTTAGTTGCAGTTCCGTCAGGCTTTAAATTATACAAACCATCATCAATTGATGCATTTGGGAACATGGCACGCAATTGAGAAGCATCCACAACTTTGCCCGATTTTTTTGGCTCAGTTAGTAATGCACTTGCGGCTTGCTGTATAGTTAATGACCCGTTGCTAACCATGTCAGCTAAGTCTTGCCTACCTTTAGCAATAAGCATTTCAATAGTTTTATTCTTATTACCAGCAGCTACACGTTGCATACCACGCTCACGAATGCCTTCACCCGCACGCATCTCTGGCATAATCAATGGATCAAGAGCTGCGGCAAAAGTTTGCGCTCTACTTAATCCAGTGTTTTCATTACGCTTTCTTGCATAATCTAGCAAGCCACCAAACCCGCCGCGTGATTGCGATGGGTTCATTTGCTCTTGAATAATTTCTGCTGGTTTTTTTATCATGGCATCATTCCCGCCCCAAGTTGTAGATAACTAAATAAACCGGGGTTCATTGTCTTAGTTTCTGATTGTGGCACTGGCGTAACACCAAGCGCAGCAAGTGGTGCATTAAGTGCAGCAGTCGGAGCGCCAGTGTAACCTGCGTATTGCTGTTTAGCCGCATCAATGAGTGCTTGCTGTATGCCTTGCTGTAGCAGACCTTGTTGGCCTTGCTGCTGTTGAATTGCTTGGCTTGTACCAAATGCTTGCTGTCCAAGTTGACCAAGCTGGGCTGCTCCAGCCATTTGCCTGCCCTGCTGCGCTTGTGCCGCTTGCAGTGCTGTGTTGAACCCTTGCTGTTGCAGATTGCCAAACGCTTGCGCGCCCTGCCTTGCAAATGCCTCGTTTGTCAAAGCTTCTGCCACGCCATGCCTTGAGCCGCCAAATGCTCTAGCGTTTGAAGCTTGCGCTCCCAGCGTGTTCATTTGCATTTGCCGTTGTCGCTCAAGATCAGTTAGAGTGTTTTGCGTAACTTGCCTTGTGTATGGGTTCATAAACTGACCAATGTTTGGCGCTTGCATCGCAGCTTCTGTGCCTTGAAATGCTTTTTGTAATCCGCCAGCCGCAGCTTGGTTTACGTTAAACCCTTGCGGTTGCGCAGGCGCTGGAGCTGGAGCTGGTGCAGCCATTGGCGAATATTGCGTGGATGGTGCTGGAGCTGGCATAGCCCTTGGCATTTCGCCATTCCCGCCGCCTTTTCCGCCAGACATTGGTGGTGATGGTAATGGAGTGAAATCACTTATGCCTGTAACAGGCATTCCATCTTTACCCATTGGTCTTACTTGTCCGCCGCCTGCCATCTTACGCTTCCTTCTTATTGCTACGCGGTGTAAATAATCTATTCACTGCGTATGATAGTGGCTCACCAATTGCCATAATTAGCTTACCAAATATATTTCTTTTGTATTTCTTCGGCTTCATAATGTGAGCCATTTCTTCTGCCCATGCTTCAACTACAGGCCACATTACTGCGCGTACTGCTTTAGATATTAGATTATCTTTTTGTATAAAGTTAGCAATTGGAGTAGCCCACATGCGATAACCATGAATTAACTCTGGGTCATACCTGTATAACTTAACGCCATAACGACGATCTAATGAGTATATTTCTCTGGGTAAGTAACCCATATCGCAGTATGCAGTGCAAAGAACTGTACCAGCATTACCTTTACTAGCAGATGATTGACTGCTTCCGCCGCCGCCAACGTCGCTGTCACCATAGCCGGAGCTTCCGCTATTTACTGGCGCAGGCGTGTTTGCGATAATCCGATCTAACTGCGCTCTATTAGCTGCATCCTGATCTTTTTGAGCTTGGTTCTGCCTGTCTCTTTGAGCCGCCGCCGCAGCTTGTGCCGCTTGTACGGCTTGCTCTCTAGCAACTCTATCATTTTCAGCTTTAACTGCTGCGGCTTGTGATGCTGCGGCTTGAGCTGCTGCCGCTTGTGCCGCTTGTGCATCTTGCTGTGATTGCGTTGGAGTATTAACATCAAACATTGCGTAGTTATTTGGGTCAAACCCGCCAGCCGCAGCACTTTCAGCAAAATTCTTACTCTGCGTATCGACTGCGCCTTCAAAGTTAATGCCTGAATAAATATTATCAGCAATACCGCCTCCAAAGCCTAATAATCCTACTTCTGGTAAGCCTGTTAAATTGCCGCTTAAACCACCAGTAACAAGCGACCCGCCGTATGAACCGCCAGTGCTGTCATAGCCTCTTCTCGTTGGGTTTCCGTCTGCATCTGGGAACGTGTTATAATAAGCCATTCCGCCTGATGGGTCTTGGAAAGATGGTTCTTTGTTTTGCAACATCTTTAAATTATCATAAAAGCCCATTTGGTTTGAGCCTACAGCACCCATTGCTATATCTTCTTGAGCCAATCTAGCCGCAATGCCTTCTGGGCTTTCAACATATTGTCTTTGGGCTTCATTTAAAACTTGTGTCTTAGGATCATAACCACTGCCCGGTGCTATAGTTTCTGCGTATTTAGCCATTTCAGCTTGCGTAAGAGAAGAGCCACTAACTTGCTGACCCATTTGATTTAGCAATCTTTCATAATTATCATCACTGCGCTGCTCACGGCGCAGTGCTTCCATTCTTGCGGTTTCTTCAGCTTGACGCTGTGTCTCTGCATATGTTGGATACATATTGTAATCAATTGGCGCAAATGCGTTTGAACCATAACTGCCAGAATAGGGGTCAATAAAGAAGCTATCCATATATGCTTTCTGCGCTGGCCTTTGCATTGCAAGTTCATTTAAAGATTGCTGATATATCGGAGCTGATGAATAGCCACTTACGCCGCCAGCGTATTGTGTAGGCGCGCCCATGCCACCCATTATATCTTGCTGGCTTGTTGGAGCGTTCATGCCAAATGCGCCTGCAACATCAGCCGTATTTTGGAATGATGCTTGTTGCATTGGTGTAAATGCAGCCACGTCTGGGCCATAGTATGGTACATAACCAAGCTGTGAAATACGTTCAGCTTTGTTTAAATTACGCTGCGCCGCTTTTTCAATGTATTCTGGGATTTCAACGCTAGATGATGTTGATCCGCCTTTTCCGCCTGACATTACTCAAACTCCTTAATATACGACGAATGTAGCTGATCCCAGCCATGCTTCGCCAATGGTTTTTTCCAGCCTACACGTCCCGTCATGGTTAGTGCTGTGCATCCTTGTGCTTTAGCCCACTCTACCACATCTTGGTGCATATCCAAAATCTGATCTAGCTCACCCCCGCCAAGGAACACGTTTAACATTCGTTTACGTGGATATACCACAATTTCTGTTACTATGCACCCCTTTGGCGTAGGCCACAACTGCATAGTACCCTTATATATTCCTTCTGCCACATCAATAAAATCATGCGTGCCACCTGAATACTCCAAAGCCGCTTCAATCCAAGGTCTGCATCTTTGCAATTCTTTATCCATGCGTCCTCGTAATTGCTAGTGTTGAAGATGGTATTGCTGGAACTGGAGATGATGCTGCTGTGTAATTTAAAAAGCCAGATGTGCTATCTACCATATAATTTACTTCTAAATAATCACCAGCCGCCACAGTAAATATCTGCGTGCGTGATATAACAACTGTAGCATTATTCTGATGTAATGCAGTTGTCATAGCGCCATTCACGTTGTTTCCATTAATAGTAGGCCAAAAGTAAAAGTGTACTGTGCTTGCGCTTGTTGATGATATTTGCGCGGAAAATGATAATACATATTCTCCAGCCTCTTCGAATACAATTCTACTTGCTGGCGTACCTTGTGTAATCTTTGAATTGCCAGATGGTGCATCATAGGTCAGCTTGTATGCCGTATTTGCTAGAGCTGGTGTAACATCTGATGTTTTACTGAAGTTAGCGTGTCCGCCTTCTACTACAATTTGACGCCACTCTCCGCCTTTACTTACAACTGGGTATTCATATGATCTATCCCACATAAGCGTGCCATCGTCTGATGCGCTTTCGCTACCAGTTTGTTGAACAAGAGGTGATCTTGTCTGGGACATGAATTGCATGAGGCGTCTGCCCCATGTTTTCCAATCATCTCCATATGGTTCTGGTGGCCTTTGCTGTTGCGTCATCTTCTACCGCCTGCAACAACATCAATTCTGTTTACGCCAACACGCCA